GGGTTACGAATACAGAGAAGCATATAGCTGAGTTAGATAACCCGTATGTCTTAATTGTGTCTAGTGAGATACCTAACGTACGTAAGATACAAACGGTACTAGAACATGTTATAAAGAAAGGTAGAGCGTTACTTATCGTAGCTCCAGTGGCTCAGTCAGTAAAGAGCGCTTTGCTTATGAACAAGGTTAAAGGTAACATTAAGATTAATATTGTTGACCTACCAGGATTTGGACCTACTAAGAAAGACGCTACAGAAGATCTAGCTGTATTAACTGGTGCTACTGTTATTAATGAAGAGCTAGGAGATGATTTAGATCTTATCTCTATAGAACATCTAGGAGAAGCTGAGAACGCGGTTACAGATGATAAGTCTACCGTAATAACTCTAGACGAAGTTACAGAGGAGATAACGGAGAGAGTGGCAGAGGTAAAAGCTAAGATAGCTAAAGAAAAGAACGGGTTTATTAAAAAGAAGCTAGAACAAAGGTTAGCATCTTTATCTGGGTCTGTAGGTATAGTTAAAGTAGGTGCTGACTCTAAGGTTGAACTTAAAGAAAAGAAAGATAGAGCTGAAGACGCTATATACGCAACTAAAGCCGCTTTGAAAGAAGGAGTGGTGTCAGGTGGTGGAGTAGCACTGTTAAATGCTTCTCAGAAAATTTTACCCCAAGGGGTAGGGGAGGAGATACTCATGCAAGCTATAAAAGCTCCGTATGCGACTATCCTGGATAACGCAGGGTTACAAGCCGGTGGTAAACTAGATGAAGGGCATGGAGTGGATGTAGTTACAGGTGTGAGTGTTGACATGGTAGAAGCTGGGATTGTAGATCCGGTGCTAGTGACTAAGTCAGCTTTAAAAAATGCGGTATCAGTGGTGTCTACCATTATATCCGCAGATTGTGTAATCTCAAATGCTAGAGCAGATGAAAGCAATAAATGATTACATAGTAGTAGACGTAGAAAAAGTAGGTCCTAAGAAAGTTGGTGGCCTACTTCTCACAGAAGAACTAGATGAGACAAATAGGTATATTAAAGCTACGATTATCTCTACAGGTAATCTAGTGGAAGGCCTAAAAGATAAAGACATTATATATTACGACAAACACGCTGGGCATGGTATAACCTGGGCAGATAGAATGTACCATGTAATCCGAGCAAGAGATGTAGTGTTAGTGGAGTAACTACTTCGCTAAACGTGTGATATATATATTAGACCTAAACCAAGAGCCTTAAACCTTAAACGGTAAATCAAAAACAATTAATAATTAAAAATTTTTAAAAATGACAAACGGAGAAAACTTTGTGGTATTCCACAATGACTCGGATTCATCTTACATGAATACGATAAGTAATTTTAGAGGAGCTGAAATAGGTGCTGCTCAAGAGATTGATATTTACTTTGCATCAGCGCTTTCAACATCAAGCAATGGATCTTACGATAGAGTACGAATTCACGTTGCTACAGCTGGTAACGAAGAAAAAGCATTAGAAGCTGTTGCTGGCGCAATGCAAGGAAACAGATCAGGTTTAACAGTGGTTGCTGATGATAAAAACAGCGTATACTTTAATGACTTCTTTGATGCAGTAACTAGCTTTACTACAGCATCACAGTCTAACAAGCGTATTTATGAAGACGTGCAAGCTGCAACCGCGCTAGCTGCTTCAGATTCAGGTAAAATTCTTGGTCTTGACTTATTAGCTGGTTTTACTGTAACTTTACCTGCTATCGCTGATGCTGGCGCAGGTTGGTATATTGATATGGTTGTAAAAACAGTTACAACCTCAAACCAGTACATTATCACAGAAAAAACTGCTTCTGATACGAATAAGATATGTGCTATTGGTTTAGAGGCTGCAACTACTGGTGCTCAGATTTCAAACGCTGGGTTTACTACAATGACATTTGACGCAACGCCTACTAAAGGTGACAAAGTCAGTATCTATTGTGACGGAACATTCTACTACGCAACAGTTATTACTGCCGCTGATGGAGATATGGTGTTTGCATAATCTTAATACATGAGATTAACAGCGCAGGATCTGCGTGATATGAATATCCTTAAGTACTACAGGCTCACTAGAAAGTGGGCCTGTAAGACTTATGGGTTAACTGATGCCGATCTAGAGTTATTGATATACCTAGATCATAAGGGTAGATTTACCCGTAACGAATTTATCGAGGGTGCTTACACATATTCTTGGGATAAGAAAAGGTGGGAGAAACTACGATCAGCTGGATGGATAGAAGTTTGGCGACATAGGAATAGAACGAGTATAAAGTTCTCTGTGTTTAAGACTTCTTTCAAATGCTCACAGCTAGTTAGTAGGATATATCGTATCTTACTAGGCGAAGAGGATCTACCAACCTCAGAGCGAAGTGTTTTTTTCAATAACAAGTCGTATACAGATAAAGTCTATAATAAGTCCATAGATGATATGATACGAGATAAAGATAGATAACATGCCAAGTAAATACGGATTTGGAAACTCAAGGAAGAAGTCTCCATACAAAATGAATAATAAGCCAGCTTACGCGATGGATGTTAAAAACCCAGTTAAGATGACAGCTAAGCAGGAAGCGAATTTACCGCCAGAGTTAAAAGCTGAAATATCAAAAGCTGAAGGATCACCGATGGATATGTACGGTAAGCCTCACAAGATGCACGGTGATAAACCAATGAAGAAGTACGCTAGTGCTGCTCAACGAAAAGCTGTTCACGCGTCTAAGGCTGAAAAGAAGTAATGCCGTTTACTCCAAGAACTAATGCTCTTCCTGGTATAGCTAAAAAAACTGTAACTACTAGTGAAGGAATAAAAGTTGACCACGTTAAACTAGAGCCTGGTGTTGTTGGAGAAGCAGTTGACGGATCAACAATACTTATAAATAAAGACGTACCTAAAAACGGTGAGCTATATCGCAGAGCTGTAGCACATGAGTCTTTACACGCAAAAGAAATGGCTCGTGGTCAAATCTCTTATAGTGAAAACTCTGTTCGAGATAACGGAAGCGAGTATCCTCGTAAAAACGGTAAAATAAAATATAATGGCAAATGGCACGCTGAGGGTAGCCACGCGTTTCCTTGGGAGAAGCGAGCTGTAAAAGCAGAAAAAGATGTTTGAAATATTTAAAGATACGAACGAGTGGAACGAAAAAGCGATAGTTGGGTTTATAGCCTTTGCTATCATGGTTCTAGTAATGATTGTGGATACTGTATCTGGAGCAATCGGTAAAGATTTAGTAATTAATGAATTTGTGTACAACTCTTTTGTATGGGTGGTTTTAGGATCATTTGGTATTAGTGGTGTAGAAAAATTCGCGAAAAATAAATAATGAGTAAGTTTAGCAAGAAATTCTGCGGTAAATCCCCGTTTAAGCATTATAAGAGTGATGGTAAGGTTTTAAATAAACATAGCCACACGAGTTCAGAGGGAGACGTAAGTTACCATGGTCGAAGTAAGCAGACGGGACAAGATAAATCTTACGCAGTAAATAAGGACGGGGAGCTTGTTCAGCGTGGTTCAAGTTCGGGAAGATTAGGTTTTTAAATGAAATTACTAGGTAAGATATTTTCTGGTGGTGCGGCTGAACTCGTTAAGGGTGTGGGTGGAGTACTGGATAACCTTACTACATCGAAAGATGAAAAGCTAGAGGCGGAAAGGAAAATAAAAGAATTAGTAGCCAACTACGAAATCGAGATGGAGAAGAATATCACTTCTCGATGGGAGGCAGATTTAAAGTCTGACTCATGGCTTTCTAAGAATGTAAGACCCGTAGTTCTTATATTCTTAATAGTATGCACGATGCTATTGATCTTTATTGATGCTGGTGCGATAAATTTTGAAGTCAAATCCTCTTGGGTTGACTTACTACAACTAGTATTAATAACTGTGATTGGAGCCTACTTCGGTGGTAGATCACTAGAAAAAGTAAAAAAATAAAATTATGGGATTACCAACAAACGATTGGACCGGGAAAATAACAGGCTCAGCTTTTTGCAACACCAACACGGCAGTAACGCCTCCGCCGAATAAAGTTATTATAGCCATATACTTTATCGCCTCTAATATACCAACAGCTTTAATAGCTGAAGATCCAGAAATGTATATAAACACAGCTGTAACTGCTCACGAGCAAGGCAACGCTGGTAGCAACAATCAGGATCATGGAGACGGTGGTTTAGCTGTTGAAGCAAGTACAACTAAGTTCGGCATTGGCGCAACTATATATGGGAGATGGACTAGCGTAACACCCCAAGCTGATAATGACGGAGGTATAATATGTTATTTCGGAGAATAAAACAAACAACAAACAATTTTAATTTAATACAATTTAATTATGGGTAAAAAGAAGAACAAGGTCGTAGACCTAAAGCCAGAGGCAATCTCTAAGGATCAACTAGAGAGAGTACAGAACATCGTTAGTGCTGTAAACAAGCTACACGCAGATATCGGAAAGATAGAGGCTCAAAAGCATAATTTACTACATACGCTAGCTCAGGGCAACGATCAACTTAACGAAGTTCAAGAGGAAATTCGCAAAGAGTATGGTGAGGTGAATATAAACATCCAGGACGGGACTATCGAATACAAAGATGAGCCATCTGATTCGTAAGATCACGATAGGTAAAGACTACAAGAATGACTCCATGCACTATGCCGTAGGGCAAGAAGTGTATGGCGGTCATACTATTTGTGATATACTAGAAGAGGAGGACAAGTACTCTATCTATATACGCAAAGACAAAGCGGTCATACCTTGGAAAGATTTTAACAAAAACATGGCTATATCTGTTGAGTATAACTTACAGTACTAATGCACTCAGTTTACGACTATGTTGTAGAACCATTAGGTGAAAGATATAACAACAGTAAAAAAGTTGGAGACAAAGAGTTAATATTAAACACTGAGGTTTTTAATCATCAGCACGTAAACAGAGAAGCTAGAATCTTATCTGTACCTAGCGCTGGAGCTCCTTTGAATCCTAAAGTGGGTGATATAGTAACATTACATCATAACGTCTTTAGAAGGTGGCACGACGTAAAAGGTAAAGAAAGAAACAGTAGATCTTTCCTTGAGGAAAATAAGTACTTAGTTTCTCCAGATCAGATTTTTTTGTATAAAAGGGATAAGGATTGGATCTGTCCGAAAGGGTATTGCTTTGTAAAACCTGTTAAGTCTGTAAGTGACTATGATATGGAAGGAGAGAGACCTTTAATGGGTATCGTAAAATACTCAGATGGAACTGTTTTCAAAGGGGACTTAGTTGGGTTTAGACCTAGCAGTGAATTTGAGTTTGTGGTGGATGGTCAGAGGATGTACCGAGTTTTATCTAATTTTATTACAATTAAATATGAATATCAAGGAGACGAAGAAGAGTATAATCCAAGCTGGGCAAATAGCCGTTGAAGAGTTGATCAAGGTAGCTAAAGAAGCTATTGTAGATTCTGGTGATGATATTACCGCAGACAGACTCAAGAACGCCGCTGCTACAAAAAAGCTTGCTATCTTCGATGCCTTTGAGATATTAACCAGAATCCAAGAGGAGGAGAACTTACTTGAGGGCCGAGAGCCTGAGGAAAAGAAAGCTAATGTCTTTAAGGGTTTTGCTGAAGGAAGATCTAAGTAATGTACGAACAGACATTATTAAAAATAATAGAGCCTATAAAGAAAACCACTCTTACCAGGTTAAACAGAGGTAAGAAGTGGAAGTATGGTTACGATAAAGATCACGATATAGTGGTTTTATCTAAGACTGGTGTTATAGGTGAGATATATGATATACAGGGTTTTAAGATAGCTTTACCTAAACCTACTAAAGTTTTCAAGCACGAAAACAATAAATGGGGTAAGATAGAGACGCCTAAGGAATTAAGCCGTTTAAAAACTATATTCGACTGGAGAAGCTATCCAGACGAACAAAAAGAGAAGTGGCATGACTATATAGACGAAGAGTTCAGACGTAGGGACGAAGGGTTCTGGTTTACTAATAATGGTAAACCGACGTACATAACTGGTAGTCACTATATGTATCTTCAATGGAGTAAAATCGACGTGGGTGCACCAGACTTTAGAGAGGCCAATCGGCTATTCTTTATATTCTGGGAAGCCTGCAAGGCAGATAAGAGATGCTATGGAATGTGCTACCTTAAGAACCGTCGTTCAGGTTTTTCTTTTATGTCCTCTGCAGAAACAGTTAACTTAGCCACTATATCGAGTGATAGTAGATATGGGATCTTATCTAAGTCTGGTGCCGATGCGAAGAAAATGTTTACAGATAAAGTGGTACCTATATCAATTAATTACCCTTTCTTCTTTAAACCTATACAGGATGGTATGGACCGTCCGAAATCTGAGTTGGCATACCGAGTACCTTCTACGAAATTTACTCGTAAGAAAATTCAGAGTAATGAGAAGCTAGAGGAGCTTGCTGGTCTTGACACAACGATCGACTGGAAGAATACAGGTGATAACAGTTATGACGGTGAAAAGCTAAGTCTGCTGGTACATGATGAGAGTGGTAAGTGGGAGAGACCTGATAATATATTAAATAACTGGCGAGTAACAAAAACTTGCTTAAGACTTGGAAGTAGAATCGTAGGGAAATGCCTTATGGGATCTACTTCAAACGCGTTAGACAAAGGAGGTAGTAACTTTAAAAAATTATACAATGACTCA